GGTCTCCGGAAACAAAGTTAAACAATAAAGTTTGAAAATCATGTTATTATTAATTATTTCTTTTTTGGTTATCGCAGCTTATACGGCAGCAGTTTGTATAAAGGCGAAAGGTGTACCTTACTCTATCAGTGCAACTTATTACGCAATAGAACACAAAGGATGGTTTCGCTTCACAATGTGGGCTTGTCCTATGGTGTTAATGCCGGTGATATTGGAGGTCAGTAAGCCGGGCACGGAGTTTCTCGCTTACCTGGCGCTGGCCGGGATGATCGTTGTCGGGTGTTTCCCAGATTACAAAGCGGATAAATTCCAATACCGGGGACACATAGCTGGCGCAATGATGGCAATATTATTTTCTCAGATTTGGATGTCACTTAACTTATGGCCTATGTTATTTGTATGGCTTACCTATATTGGATATGCTGCATTAAACATTGCCAAAGAAAAAGAAGGCACATTCTGGTATAAGTTCTATCAAAGTAAGCCGATGTTTTGGATTGAGATTTCTTCATTGGTGGCTGTTTATCTCTGTGTATTAATTTGCATATAAAGATATGGAAGAAGAATTATTGACAACCCTTAGCCGCCTGTCGAACGTGATAGGCGGCTTTGTAACCGCCGTACTGATCCCCGTTGCCGGCTACTGGGGCTACCGGGAATATAACAAGCGCAAGGCGGCTGCTGAAGCTAAAAAGGCGGAAGCGGACAATATCACGCAATATGCTGCTGAATGGAAAGAGCTATACGAAAAGAAAGAACGTCGCGTCGGCGAACTGGATGCTAAAATTGATTCCCTGTATGAAAAGATAGACGAATACCGAGGGCGTGTCCGGGAGTTGACCGAGAAGAATACGGAGCTTATGATCAAGAACAACGCGTTGGAATTTCGCAAGTGTAACAAGCATGGATGTTCAGATCGTGAACCACCCAGCGAGTTTTAGTAAAATCGACAGATTAATGTGTAATTAAATAATGGAGGAATTTATTATGACAGCAAGAGGACTTAGAAATAACAATCCCGGAAATATCCGGATCAATGGCGACTTATTTCAGGGCGAGGTGAGACCAAGCAAGGATAAGTCGTTTAAGCAATTTACAACAATGGCTTACGGATACCGGGCTATGTTTAAAATATTGTCTAACTACTTCAAAAATTACAAGCTCGACACTATCCGTAAGATGATTATCCGTTGGGCCCCACAGAAAGAAAACCATACGGAAGCCTATATCAAGGCCGTATCAGACTATGCCGGAATTCCGGCTGATGATCCAATCAATGTGAACGACCGTGAGCAGATGATCCGTATTGTGGCAGGTATGAGCCGGGTGGAGAATGGACGGGAGGCGGAGATGAGTGATATTATTGCGGGGTGGGAGATGCTATAGCTCTTGTCCCTAGAAGCGCTCTTTGAATTGTTGGAATTACCGAATTATGATTTATAGCATACATAATTGATCTGATCAAGTATTTAAAATTTGTATTTTTGTATTGTATTTATTGAGTTAAGATGATGGAGCAAAAGAATAACGTGGATGCCATATTGTTTCATATTGAGCATTCGAAGCCAATTGAAATATCAGAGTTTGTGACTTCTTTGAATGCAATTGGAAATCTTTTTTCTTTATTTGCAAAGAAAAATGGGGATTGCAAAGAAGCTGCTAAATCCAAACTTTATGTAGAAAAGATAGAGGAAGGATGCATTGATATAATCCTTTGTGAAATAGCATCAGCTGGAATACTTCCGTTTATAGAAAATATGAACATCATTCTTGAATTTTCATCTTACATCAAGAATGTGTTGGATTTCTTTACGAAAGGTGTTGGGCTAAAGCCTGATTTAGATTTGAATGAATGTAAAAATTTCAAAGACCTCGCATTGGTTACAGCCGGTGATAATAATGGGATTACGACAATCGGAGCCATCAATAAGGGAGATAAAAGCAATATATATTACAACTGCACATTTAACTTCCAAGAAGGTAATAGTGCTCAAAACCAGTTGGAAAAGGAAATTAAATCCATTAAATCCGTTCAGCCTGTTACAGATATGTATTCAAGGCAATTGATGACCATATACCAAATGCGTAGTGATATGGAGACTGATAAAGGAAACATGGCTGTGATTGATGCTATATCTAAAAATAAAATGGCAGTTGTGTTTGAAACAGATGAGTTAAAAGAAATGATACTTCATTCAGATTCAAACCCAACAAAGAAAGCATATCTAGTTGATGTAGTTTTACTAACTGTAAATGGAAAAATTGCAGCTTACAAAGTCATGGCGTTACATGATGTCATAGATTTAGAATAGCGTAATTATTTCATATCATCATAGGGCGGTAATTTCAAGTTAAGAGATTTACCGCCTTTTTCATATCCGGGCGGCATCCAAATATGGGTATGGCTATGAAATATTAATCATGAAAACTTGGCATGTAATACAGATTTTGATTCTTTGTTTTCTCAGTTTTCTGACCGGCCGATGTACAAAGAGGGCAGAGATCGATTTTGTCCAAAAAACAGATACTGTTATCCATCGTGACACGATTCGAGATAGCATCCCTTATCCTGTCTACGAAACAGTAATTCAGACAGTGCCGGAGATGTTTCCCATCTACATTACACTCGAGGGAGATACAGTGAGAGAGCCGATCTTTGTTCCGATCAGGATCACACAGAAAGAATACTTGACGGACGATTATCATGCTTGGGTGTCTGGATATAATCCTTCACTCGATAGTATTGATATATTTCGAAAGACAATGTCTATAACAAAACGGCAGTCATCCCGTCGCTGGGGAATAGGCATCACGGCCGGTTATGGGATTGGCCGAAATGGCTTATCTCCATATGTAGGGATTGGGGGATATTATAGGATTTGGTGAACTACTACCGCTAAATTTTCAGTTTAGCGGTAGTTTGTCAAATATGTGATTAGGGTTCATTTAAAAAGGAATCGGAAATAGTTTTGTTATTAGAAAAATAGAAGTACATTTACTGGATATTTTGCAAAAATAACATTTATATGAAGTTTTTTTATCAAACGATGCTTGTATTGTCGAGTGTTTTTTTGTTTTCTTGTCATCAAATATCGGATAGGAAGTTAAGGTGTTATGAGAATCCTTTAAAAACAACGGACAGTACTGAATTGTATATAGCTGATCCTTTTATCTATAAAGCCGGTGGTTTATATTACCTGACAGGTACGACTGCATTGCCGGAAGGAGAAGGATTTGCTTATTATATTTCTTCCGACCTGATTAGGTGGAAGTATCAAGGTCTTTTGTATCGTAAACCAAAGGATCACATCGGCTGTTATGGCTTTTGGGCTCCAGAGGTGAAATATTACGAAGGGCGGTTTTATATGACTTACAGTTGTTATATGAAAGATTTGGATCGGATGCTTACTTGTCTTGCTGTCAGTGAAAAGCCGGGAGGACCGTTTATAGATCTTTATACTCCTTGGTTCGACTTGGGCTATTCTGCCATTGATGCAGACATTTTTGTTGATGATGACGGGACGCCTTATGTATATTTCAGCAAAAATGGAATGCAGGATACGTTGGCTACTGGTGAACTTTATGGGGTGAAATTAAAAAAAGACCTTTCCGGATTGATGGGGGAACCTGTTTTTATATCTGGCGCTTCGCAAACATGGGAAAAGGTTAACTGGGATAGGAACCGATGCAATGAAGGTGCTTATGTGTTTAAAAAGAATGGAAAGTATTATATGACTTATTCCGCCAATGATACCGGCTATGAGTTTTATGGAGTAGGGGTTTCTTATGCGGATAGTCCACTGGGGCCTTGGGTAAAGAGTGAGGATAATCCTCTTTTGACTACGGATCTTCCTAAAGGGGTTTCTGCACCGGGACACAATTCGATAGTAGAGGCTCCGAATGGTGATCTGTATATTGTTTATCATCGCCATGCTGATGTGCATTGCCAAAAACCGAATTGGGATAGAGTGGTCTGTATGGATCGATTATTCTTCGATGAAAAAGGTAAGTTATGTACTGATGGGCCATCTTCTTCGTTACAACAGATTTGTTGGTAACCTTAATTTAGTTTTAGTGTTATAATGAACAAAACCATTAATCCGAGGCCTTTCTCCTTTCCGGAAAAAGACATTCAATTCGATGGAGCAATCCTCTGACAAATCAACTCTTAAGAAACTACGAGCATCCTAAGTAACGATCTTTTTACTCGAAACAGAGTGGCGGTTAGCGGATTTTTTTCAAGAAAAACTGTGTTAGCAAAGTTAATATTTTATTCTTTGCGGCACTATAAAATATTTTGTGTAAATGGAAAATACGGGATTCAAGTTTGAGTCTCGTATTTTTTATTTTATAGATTTGCAAAATGAAGAAGATTATGAAAGAAAAGAATCAAGTAGTGCCCGATGAGGTGTTAAGCAAGGAGTTCCTTAGCCAGTTCAAGACAGAAGCGGATGTGAGCAAGTTTCTGAAACAGTTGCATGCCCAGGTGCTGGAGAAGATGCTTGAAGGCGAAATGGATGCCCATTTGGGCTATGAAAAGAATTCTGTGACAGGGAACAATACCGGCAACTCCCGGAATGGCAGTTATCCGAAGAAAATCCAGACCGAACATGGAGAGTCTGTCATTTCTATTCCACGTGACCGTAACGGCCAGTTTGAGCCGATAGCAGTGCCCAAACATGAAAGTCGTGGACTTTCTATAGAAAAGCTCGTTATCTCCCTATACGCCAAAGGAATGAGCGTTTCTGACATAGAGGAAGAGATGCGTGAGATTTATGAAATAGAGCTCTCTACATCGGCCATTTCCATCATTACCAACAAAGTCAATCAGGCTGCCCAGGAGTGGCAGAACCGTCCCCTTGATCCTGTTTACCTGATAGTCTGGATGGACGGTATTGTCTTCAAGGTACGGGATAACGGCAAGATCATAAACAAGACCGTTTACCTTTGCGTCGGACTGAAACAGAACGGCCTGAAGGAAGTTCTTGGCATGTGGGTTGGCAAATCGGAAAGCTCTTCTTTCTGGATGGGTGTCCTGACCGACTTAAAAGCCCGTGGAGTGCAGGATATACTGATTACCTGTACCGACAATCTGAATGGATTTACGGATACTATCCGCAGTGTATTCCCTCAGTCATCCACTCAAATCTGTGTGGTACATCAGATCAGAAATTCCTGTAAATATGTCGTTTATAAGGATAAGAAAGAGTTTACAGCGGATATGAAGAATATCTATAATGCACCCAACAAAGAGGTTGCAGCCACAGAACTTGACAATCTGGAAAAGAAATGGGGAGGAAAGTATCCTTATGCTATACTTTCATGGAGAAACAACTGGGATGATTTGACTGTTTTCTTCCAATTCCCGCTGGAAATCAGAAAAATAATCTACACAACCAATCTCATTGAGAACCTGAATGGAAAAATCAGAAAGTACACGAAATCAAAACTTTCATTTCCTTCGGACGATGCTGTAAAAAAGACCGTATATCTTTCGCTTATGGAGATTGAAAAGAAATGGACAATGCCTATTTCAAACTGGGGCTTGATTATGAATCAATTTATGCTTATGTTTGAAAACAGAATCCAGATATAAGAACAAACTTACAACTGAATCCTGTTTTCATTTACACAAAATTCTGGACAGTGTCTTCTTTGCTGACACAGTTTAATTTACATCCTCTTTCGTTTTGAAAATTTGTACTTTTCGTTTTGCCAATTATACTAAGTCAAAAGATATATGTAATTTCTTTTGTTTCATTTCTATTTAATTTTTAGTTCATTAGTTGATCCATCCATTCAACAGCCTCTTCAATAGAAGCGGCTTTTTAAACTCTTTGGTAACACAATATCTCATATACTCACAACAAAGTTCCTCAGAGTCATTAAAATATATGTTATAGGCTCCGTTATCGTCCGCTCCGGTACAGGCTATCCCCAATTCCAACGCTTTTTTCACATTTTCTTTATCACGGGAAAAATAAGCATAAGTATCACCACTGCACCCCTTTAATCCCACCAATCTTATCAATGGTTCCATATTCATATTCTTTAGTAGTTATGATTCAGATAAATATTTTATCAAACTCTCTTTGTCTTTGAAAAGTCTTTTATCCCATTTGGGATAATTGTTTCTGGGTACACTAAGTCCATCTGACAGCTTATAAACCATAAGAAAACTATCATCAGTATAGGATATTTCGATAATTATTTTGCTTATAGTTGTATGGATAATGTTATCCCCGCTCAGATAGCATACGCTATCTCCTACGTTAAATTCAGTATCTATATTCATACCTATTTAGTTATAGTAGTTACTGCTTAAACTCCGGAAGGATACCAAGATATAGATATCTATCATCCTCAGTATGATGGCAGGTACAGTAAAACAATACTCCATCTTCCGATTTAATTGGATCGCCTCCTTGGATTAAGTCCTTTGAACAATAATACGGACAAACGATTTCTCCAATATAATTGTATAGGTCTTCACTTATCCAATCTCCGGGATGAATAAAATCCTCTAAATCCAGGCCTGATTTTTCCCATTGTTTTAAAGTTTTCATAGCTTAATTATTTTTAAAATATTCGTTACACCTAAATCCCTTGCGCGGGGTAAAGTCTTTAAAATCACAACTCATGTAGAGTTCCTTCCGGTCAGCCCAATGGGCCATATCTTTCTGCCATTGCGGAATGACCTGACGCGGATTGCTCAAATCACGGAAAGGTTGGCAGTGCGGCACAAATCGACGGCTAACGCTCTTCCAATAATTGACCCGGTAAAACGACTCTTTAAAGTCCATCAGGATGCAATAGAGGAAATATTCGCCTTTGTAACCGTACTTGTCAATCAGCTTCGCTGCTCGTTCGACATCGGCGATCTGTCCCGGCGTATCACATCCAAAGCGAATACGTTTTATCCATTTCACACGAGCAAGGAGCTTGGCTATATCATCGGTAACTAACCTTGCGTCCAGCCCTTGATTGAAGTCAACTCGAAGTCCCATGGAAATAATCTTTTCGATCTGCTGTAATCCATATTCGGAAGCCAAAACATTGTTATCCATCAAAATCACATGCTTTCTATTTCCGGCCACTTCTTCAATATCCATGTACGGAGTAATGTTGCCTTCCTTTTTGGGGACAACACACCATTTACACTGATTCGGACATCCACGTGTCAAAAAGCCGTAAGCCTCTTTATCAATACCGTACAAACTATAATCCGGATAAGCCCGGTCTATCTCTTTTGGTAAATTATTTGATATATCGTAGCCGGTTCCACCTTTCTCTACCTGATCTGCATTGATATAGTAACCGTGATCAGGAGTAAAGGAAAAGACTTTCGCTATGTATACTTTATCATAGCAGCAGAGAGGATTATACCATTCAACACTATCACCACGTGCTTTATGATAAGCACTAATCTTCATCAACGCCAGGTTAGGATAAGAACTATCAACAGGCAATAAACCTATATTCATGATTCATTTTTTTAGAATTGAATTTTCTGTTGTAAAACTTCGTCGGCATAAAAATGATCGAAGCCTTTATCACTTATCCACCAGTTGAAGCCAAATTCCGCATCTGAGAAGTTGTGATTAAGATATCCGGCATCAATGAGTTTCTGGATCGTCTGTACCCATTTCCGTTTTACGTGAGGGAAACGTCTTATATCTTTCAACTTTTGCTTTCGGTTTGACATAGGGCAAAGAATACAACCAATACGGCTATAACCTTCATCATATAGCTTGCAATATGGTACTTTATATCGATGAATAAACTCCCAGACTTCCCCTTCCGTCCAATTAAGGATAGGCGAAACAAGAATTTTGTCTTTTCCATTGACACACGTTACCATTGTTTCCCTGTGTTCGGAAAATTGATCGAAATTTCCACTGAATTTGCGATTACCTGTTTCTACCTCATTACGTTTAGAACGCTTTGCGCTCTCACCTTTACGGATTCCAATGAGCGTTACTTTTCCGGCGCCGGACATTTCCTTATACTCAGCACAACACCAACGCATGAACCTGGTTGGAAGAATATGTTTTTTCAACGCCATATCATAGATAGACATTTTCGGTTTTATTAGCTCCACACTCGGATATCTCTGTTTTACAAAGCGAATAACATCTGGAGGGTCAATAGATGTTAAGTTCATATGTGCTTTAAACTTTACACCCGCCATTCTTGCTAAATGATAAAGAACAAGGCTATCCTTACCACCGGAAAAAGCAAGGTAAAAACCGTTTTCCGGGTCATATTCCCGTGCCATTCTTTCACTTCTCAGCAATAAGACAATAGAGTTGTATATTTTATCTTGTAGGCTCATTTCTTTTTATAAGCTAAAAATTATCTCCACCATCTCCACCTTCGCATGGAATGTCAACACTGCAATACGCATCTATATTATCATCATGCCATTGTTCGTTTATCCGTACACTCACCCTCCCGTTGGCCATCAGACATATACGGCCAGGATTCATTTTGCTTAACCGCTCTAAGGCTCGGAGATATCGTTCTTCATCTTCTGTGAGAGTAAAATGTTCATCTCTGCGGTTCCAAACTTCTCGACATTTCATGATTCACTTCTTTTTAAATTGAAACTTTTCATATACTCACAATCTCTATCACAAGGGCAATTATCATCATAGCAACTATCGTTGTGACTGTTCTAGCAAGGGCATTGCTTATGATATGCCTCTAATTTGGCTTTATCTCGATCTGCTTTCATTTTAGCCTTAATATGATCCGGCAATGCTTCTTGTGCTACCGGATCGAAAGTGATACATTTCGTTTTATCCATAATGTTCAATTCCATTTTGTTATAGATTTACTTATACCAGCGTCCACCGCAATATTTACATACAAAATAATTCCCCATACTCATCACCTGAACTTTTTCATCCACGCATATACGGCACATGCAAATTTTATGATCGCCATCAGACACAGGTTCTGAAATTTTATCATATTCCCAGAAAGATAACTTGCCTTTAGCCGGTATTGGTTCGGGGAATAAAATAGGGTTAGCCAGCACCCAGTTCCACACGCCATTTTCGGCCCACAGCGAGGGGTGATTCTGAACGCAATCCACTATCTCGACGCTGCCGATGATTGCGCCTTTTGGCAAATCTTCATTATCTCCGTAAAGTTTGTCCTTGTGTTTGGAAACTTTCTTTATTTGCATTCCGTTAAGTGCGCTCCATCCCTTCTTAACTGAGGTCTTTGCTGCATGAATCAGCACTCTCTTACCTAAGTATTTCTTAGGGCAGCTCCAAGTCCTGTTTTCTATATCTTTCAGCCCGGACACGATAAGGCTTGCCCACGGCTGTTTAATTGTTATTGCTTTCATTTAACTTCTTTAATTCGTTAATTTGTTCACTGATAATTCTAATGCGTTCTTTGAGAGCATCTGATTTTCGTGTAGAGAAACCAATTTTGACATGTCGCATCGCATATCCAAAACCTCTTCTATTCAACATTTCAATTTCTCTGCGCTCTTCTTTATACAATCTCTCTTCCAGGACGCTCTTTTTCTCTATAAGTTTTTCTATTTTATTCATATTCATTCCTCCGTATTAGGTAGTAAGTCTTCGATGTATGCCCAGCGATCGATTGCCTCTTTCACTTCCTGCGGGTTGGGTACGACCAAATATCCACAACTGCCATCCCTATGTGTGTATTCTATCAATGCCGGTTTGTTTTCTGCTTTCCCGTTTGCAGCATCATGCCACACGCTGTTGATGCGCCATTCTGCACCTGTTATGAAGTCTTCACGGCAATTATCCTTGCGTAGAACATAATCGTCTGCATCCACTTCTTTGAGAACGCTTCTCCGAAAATGTGTTTTACCTATGGAATAATCTTTTGCTGCTTTTTCAATATCTTCTCGTTCCATTATTCATCTCCTTTCTCTTTGTCTTTAATTAAGTCAATAACATATTCGGTCCCAGTGTCAAAGCCCTTACTATAACCTTCTTCATATCCACTATCCTTAATACCTTTGTAGTAAAACGACCCAACACACAAGGCAAAGCCTATAGTGATCAATACCATTCCTAATCCGAAAAATGGATAAGCAAACGATATATGAAACGGCTTAAATTGGATTGATACGCCTGATGTAAGTGCGAATATAAATAAGAGAGAACAGGCCATTTGAAGTATTATCTTAATCATTCCTTGCCTCCTTTCGGTATCAAATCTTCAATGTATGCCCAACGGATAATTTCGGCTTTTTTATAAAAATTATCCCAATCCATTGAATCAGAGATTACGTTAAATCTGTCATTCTTACATTGAGTAAGATATTCCCTTTTCCTTTCCGGGCATTCTTTCACATCATGCCATACTGAGTTAATATTAGTCCGTGAATTAAACTCATTCCATCGCCTTGCTATCTCATTGCAAAGGACATTGGAACTTTCCACATCTCCCAAATGGATTTCTGCTATTTGGTAGTTCATGCCATCTTTGATACAAAGTTCTGCGTCCAATTCATCGGGACCCAACACACGCTTCCCTCTTGCCGGAATACATATCAGTTTCAATGTATCGGTGTCAAATTCGCCTTTTGCGTATGCCCAATTCAATTTTATTTTTGTCATTTCTTTACCTCCTTGATAAATGATTTGTAATACTTGCAGTTCTTGGCAGATTTCCTTGCTGTTATTCTCCGTTGCAGAGCTTTGCAGTACATCTGACAGTTCGGGCAAGCCTCGTAGTGTACACATTCGCTGCAATGCCTTTCGTCAGCATTTCCGAGGATGTAGGCAATTTCTTCATCCTTGCTCATGTTTTCCGGCTTCCCCTTTGCTTCCTCACGTAATTCGGAAATAATTTTATCAACTTCGGGGTTCGGGGCTTCGTATATCTGTTTCAATCGAAGTGCCTCTGACTTAATCCCCTTGAGAACTTTCTTGCTTATTTTCATTGTTCTATCCTTTCATTCTGCCTAAAAAGGCAAGTTTTAAAACATCGAACTCTTTCCCAATTACCGCAAACTCCAACATTGCGTTATCATCTGCAAGGTCATTAACTCTTAACACGGCATAACTTTCTCCTGATTCGGTTTGATAGGTGTCCAATTCAACAGAACTGATTATACATTCATCATTGCTCTTTCGGAAGAAACTATCAAGACTTTTGAGGATATGATTTTTCAAATAATCATCACCTATTGCAGCCGCAATCTTATCCTGCTTTCTTAATGCGTACCTCATAGTTTACTTTATTTATGCAATCATTTTACGACGAATCAGATTTATATTCTTTTTCACCAGTTTTACTATCTGATCGTGATACTCGCTTACGCCGTTACAGAAGGATCGGGACTGGACGATATCCAGTGTATTCAAGTTTACCTCTATCGTCTCCAATCGTTTTCCAGCCGTGTCCTTTGCCGATAATATCAGGCATTCCGGCCGTCTGTAGTATCCGTTCTGATATACGCAATGGTGCATGACCTTACCTTCCTGATAAAACTGGGTGACACTTTCCAAAGGGCGG